TGCCGTGTTTTTTAAAAACCCTGCAAATGCTGTTAAATACTCTTGATAGTTTTTGACTTTAGCATCTTTTTCGGCTTGCTCGTATCGCTCGGTGATTTGCTGTCTTAGGCTTGTGGCATTTTCAAGCTTATCACTATGCATTTGCTCATACTTATCAATGACCGCCATTTTTTCATCATATTCACGCTGTAGCCTTTGAGCTGGCGTCTCGTCTGCCAATGCCGTATCTTTCATCAGGGTATCAAATGCCTGTTTGGCATTTAGCGTATCTTTGGCATTTTGTAGCTTAAAGATGGCGTCTGTTAGCTCATTGATTTCATCAGTGGTCGCATGGGCGTATTTGTCTGTTTGTTCAAGCTCATAAAAAAAGTCATCTAAGGGGTGATTACTGCCTAGCAATGCCAGCTGTTTGTTAATATCTTTTAGACTTTCCTTAATGCCGTCGCTTGCTTGTTTGGCGTCTTTGGCATTTTGTAGCTTAATCATCTCATCTTTAAGTTCTGCCAACTGCTCAGTGGTATAATAAGCATATTTCTCAGCATTTTGTAAGTCATATAAAAACTCAGCCAACGGCTCTTGACTACCCATAATTGCCATCTGTTTTTTGATGTCTTTTAGTGTGCTTTCAAACTCTTGGGTCGCCTCATGGCGATTGGTTGCGTCAATCAGTGCTTGGCTTACCTGTTTGACTTGCTCAAACAAATCCAAAGACGCTCGGACAGATTTATCGGTTTCATCATATTCCCTTTGCATGATTTCAATGCTGGTCAACCCAACATTGGCGAGATTTTGCCTTGTCTCGTGCAGCTGCTGGGTGAGCGTTAAGATATTGCTTTGTAAGATTTGCTCTTGTGCCAACTTTTGTAATCGGCTGGTGTCTTGTTTGCCGTATTTACCAAAGGCAATGTCTTTGGTTAGCTGGGCGTATGGGTTGCCTTTAATGTGTTGTTTGGTTAAAAATATCTCTTCTGCGGTTTTTTGTAGTTCGCTTTCAAGGTCGTTTTTTACGCTTTTAGCAAGGTTTTTGGCTTCTTTGGCTGCTATCGGTGCTTTATAGGCGATACCAATTGCCAAGCCCTCTGATATCCAGCCGCCAACTTGCTTCATCACACGAGATGGCGAATGAATGTCAAAAAAACCTGTGATGGCATTTTTTACGCTACTTGCCATCTCTTTAGCTTTGCTAACCGCCGCATCGATTTTCTCGCCCATGCCATTAATAAAGCCCTGCATGGCATCACGCCCAACTTGTAGTAAATCTTTGCCAAGTTTTTTTAAGGCATCTACAATGTTACCAACCAATTTTTTTGAGATATCAAGGACTTTTTGAAAACCGTCTTTGATGGCGTCTTTTACGCCCTGCATATCGCCAGTTAATACGGCTTTTATCACTTTAAAAGCGGTGCTAAAGATGGTTTTCACCATCTCAAAGCCTGCATTAAAAATACTGGCAAAAATGGTAACACCTGCCATAAAAATCGCTTTCATGGCTTCAAATTGTGTACCAATAATGCCAGATATTTTATCAAAAACATGGCTGACAACACTGGCAACCGCCTGCCAAACGGTTTTAGCAATACTAACCAAGCCGTCCCATGCGTTTTTAAAAAACTCCAAAACAGATTTGATAACAGGCTTAATTTTATCAATGGCGTAAGAGACAAATTCTGTTATCGCATGCCATACGCTTTTGGCAATATCGGTAATGCCATCCCAAACCGCCCCTACTACCTCCCCAATCGTGCTAAATATTTCACCAATGTTGGCAACCATCTCTTGTACTGGTTTTGGCATTTGTGATAACCAATCAAAAAAGGTCTGTTTGACTTTATCCCAAAGCTCGCCAAACCATTCGCCAACGCCCTGCCAAGTCTCTTTAATGCTCTGCCATGCATCATTTGCCTTTTGTTTAATTGTGTCCCAATTACGGTATACATACACACCTGCCGCCACCAGTGCAGCAAAAGCTGCAATCACAAGCGTAATCGGACTGGTTAGCACTACCATCACCGCCGCCAACGCACCCCCTGCCGCTGTTGCCAGCGTTGCCACCCCTGTCCATACAATCAGCACACCTTTAAATAATAAAAATGCTCCTGCCGCCGCTCCCGCGCCGCTCGCCAGTGCAATTGCAAGCTCAGGGTTTTTCTCAAAGAATACTTTTACATCGCCTGCAATATCAACCACACCTTGCATGGCTGATTTTAATTGTTCAAAGGCATCTTTGGCTATTTGAATGGTTGCTTGACCAAAATCAGACTCTAAAAATGCCGTACCCATTTCTTTGGCTTTGGCAATGGTATCAGTGATGGCTTGATTAATCGCAGGCAAGCTATCAACAAATGATGACGCCCCCAACGCAATGCTATTAATACCATCAGCAAGCACGCTGGATAAACCGCCCTCACCATTCATGATGGCATCAACACCAAGACGCCACTGCGTTTGAATGTTTTGCATTGCACCGCTGATGGTTGTAGACATTTTTTTGGATTTTTCAGCAAGCTTATCACTTGCAGACGCACCAGCAAGGGCATCATAAACCACCTTTGAGGTAAGCTTACCTTCTTTTGCCATATCTCGCAGTTTACCTGTTGTTACCCCTAGGCTGTCTGCCATCAGCTCCATAATAACAGGGGCTTGTTCAGCGACCGAGTTAAACTCATCACCACGCAACACCCCTGACGCCATGGCTTGCCCAAGCTGGGTTAATGCGGCCGCCTGACTTTCTGCACTACCACCACTGACACGCATTGCCGTGGTGATATTTTCGGTAAACTTAATCACTTCATCTTGGCTTTTGCCAAGTTGTTTTAATGACCGCTCGTTTGATGCGTACAATTGCCCAACAGAGTCAAGACTGACCATATTACCCATCGCAATGCGTTCTATCTCACTCATTGCATGGGCATAATCTTTGGTGCTTGTGGTGGCAATTTTGATTTGGCTTGTAAGGGTTTGCATCTCGTCGGCAGTTTGAATAATACCGCCAACGCCAGCAACGGCAAGGGCGGTAAACATCACGCCTTTTAATGTGCCAAACGCCGTTTTTAAGCCATCTGCTTTATGCTTTAAGCCATCAACATCATCACCAGCTTTTTTAGCATCATCACCAAACTTTTTAGCCCCATCACCTGCTTTTTTGCTGGATTTTGATGCCTTATCCGCTTTGCCTGAAAAGCCATCAATACCAACGCCTGCCTTACCGCTTGATTGTTCAATCTTATCAAAATGCTCTTTTAGATTTCCCAAGGCGGTATTAGCACTATCGGCATTTACCTGTATGTCTAAGCGGTATGTATTTGACATAAACCTCTCCATTAAAACCTATAAACCCGCCCAGCCTAGGGTTTTTTGTTATACTCATCAAGCCATAAATCATCAAGCATAAAAACCAGCTCAAACAGCCACGCCCTTGGCAATAAGCTTTGATAATGCTCACAAACATCACAAACATCACGCACAGACAACGGTAGGGCTATGCCTTGGGTGTATCGCCTTGCTCGGTTTGCCAGAGCAAAAATCATAAAGACATTGTCAACATACACATCACTGTCTATCGGCGTGGGTAAATCAATCCCCAACCGCTGATAGCTCTCAATACGGTTTGGGGTAAGTGTTACCCTGATTTTTTCCCATTGGTAGCAGTCATGGACTTTTTTACCAGTTTTGCCTTGTTGTCTTCAAATTCTTGGCTAAGGCTGGCATAAGTTTCAAATAGCAAGGTAATAAACTGCGTTAATTTGTCTTTTTCAAAAGCTTGGTCAAGCAGAATTAAAAAGTTATCGCCATTGACTGCTAATGGCTCACCATCAGCGGTAACATTCCATTGACTGATACAGTACTCACCCAAGACAAATAACATGGCTTCATACTCGCCAATTTCATCTTGATTGCCACGCTTTAAACTGTCTTTGGTTACCTTTTTGGGCGTGTTTGCTATCTTTTGTACCTCAGCGGCTGCTCGTTTAAATGCTTCGCTTGCTTGAATTTCAAGCGTCAATTCAAGCCCATCAAATTCAATCTCACGCTTAGCATTAATCTTAGCGTCTTTTTTTAATAGTGTTAAATCAAATGCCATGTTATTTTTTTCCTTAAAGTTTATCTAATCGTATGGATAAAAGGTTAAAAGCCCCAGCCATTTGTAGTAGCTAGGGTTTGTTTTATCATCAGTTAAGCGGTATGCTTTTCAATCACTGGGCTTTCATCAACCACCGTGTAAGACAAATCCACGGTAACCAAATCTGTGCCTGATGGGCTTGGGATTTCACCTGATACCTGAAATTTGGGGATTTTAATCACATACTTACTATTACCAAACTTAATCGGTAACTCAAGGCTTAGCGTTGCCCCTGTCATTTGGTTACTAATCATCTCATGGGCTTTTTGGCTATAAGCAATCGTCATAGAGCCTGTAATGTTGGTAAGCATGGCTAAGATATTACCGCCATAGATATTATCGCCCAAGCACTTTTGTACTTCTGTTTGGTTATCAAGCTCAAAACTAAAGCTCTCTACACACACATCAAGCTTACTGCCATCAACTTTAATCTCGCCAATAGACAAACCGCTTGCCTTGGCGGTATCTGCTTGGGCGGTCGGTGTTTTGGCAAATGATGCCGTTTTACTTTCTTGATAGCCCAAACCTGTCATACCAAATTTTAGTTTAATTAGGCTTGATGTATCCACGCTTAGCCCAAAGCTTGATACAACGCACCCTGTAAAGACATGGTTAACATTAATATCGCTAAAATCCTTGGCTATGGCAAACTGGGTTTTTGTTGCACCAACACTTAGCGTATTAGGGCTAGCACCTGCTGACCATTCGCTCCAAAAAGCAGCAGCAATTAATTCATCATACGCACCGAACATAAGCTCGGTCTCAATATCGCCTTGTACTGACGCTGATGTTACCATGCCCGCTTTTGCCATGCGTGAGCCTGAAAGCATTTCACTGCTGGTAAGTTCTGTGGCAACAGTTAGCCCATTGCTGATATTTGGTAGGGTTTTCCAGCCAGTTTTAGGCAGGGTTTCGCCTGTTTGTTTGGCATATGCCGTTTTAACAAATGCTCCACTAGACATAAATCAATTCTCCGTATCATCAGTTCGTTGTTTTAACACTCGGTAATACTGACGCATATAATAAAGTTGGTCTTTCATTAATATCCACTCATGTGGGTGAATATCTTTGGGTTTTGGGGCGTCTAATATTGCCCCAAGTTCATTAATTTCACCATACAGCTGTAACAGCCGTCGGTGTCGGTTTTTTGGCATTAGTAGTATCTCCACGCTACGCTTACATTAATTTGGTAGTAATCATGAAATCCTGCATTGATGATGCTGGGGGCTGACAGTTCAAGCCTACCAAACCGCCTTGTTTGTAAATGATTAGCTAGGCTATCCGCCTTTTGCTTAATTGCCACTGTGCCTAAATCCTGTGGGCAAAACAGCTGTATCACCAGCGTGCCTTGTTGCAGGATATTAGGCGTATTGCTAATACTGCGTACTTGATTGACACCACCCAAAATTGTAACCCTGCCCCAAATGCCATCAGGGGGTTTAAAGTTTCGGTTTTCTTTGGCTAAGGGGACATTATCAAAATGCTCCCATGATTTGATATGCGTCAGTAGCGTTTGTTCGATGTGAAAACTGTTCATGTTTCGTCCAATAAAAAACCGCCTATCTGATGATGGGCGGTTTATTTTGTCAATCATTTTTTTGGGCAATAAAAAAGCCAAACATTTTATAGAAAATGATTGACTTTATTTGTTGCTTAGCTTACAACATGCACCAACAAGACAAGGTATTATCAGTCTTGGAGGTGGTAGCAAGGTTGCTGGAACAACCAAGCTACTGTACACTCACTAGCAGAAGGAAAAAGCGATGAAAACACTAGCAGAAGGAAAAAGCGATGAAAACTTTCATACAAATCGCAATTATCCTCGTGTTGATTATCTTACCAAAATCTAGCAGTTAAGTCATGCTTTTGGCATAAATTATTTGACTTTTAAAATAGGCTAGGCTATAATACAAAACATCAAGCAAGGTCTGCTTGATTGGTAAGGCGTAAACTAACGCTTACGCCAAAAACAAGGAGTAAGACGATGAAAACCATTTTCAAAGTGTTTGCAATCATCGCCATACTGTTGCTAAGCTGTCCAGCTTACTAACAGATAAAGCCTAAAGCGATGGCAGTCGCCAAGGCAGGTTAGGTGGAAACGCCTAGCCACTCCTTACCCATTATCATAAGACATTTTTAAAAAAAGGTCAAGTACCATGCCAAAAATCACAAGCACCCCCAAAACCCAAACCCAAATCCAAAAAGAAAGCAACGCACGCCGTGGGGTAAAAAACAAAGCATTCACCCTAAAACTTGATGACATAGAACTCATCAAATCCTTATCCAAACGCTTAAACATTCCCCAAAATCAGCTTATCATGGACGCTGTGCGTGCATATCAAAGACGGCTTGATTAGCCTAACGCCCCCAATGCACTGTTAAAGGCATTACCGTACACCCCTGTTGGGGCTTGTTGTGACCAGCCGTGTTCAAGTCGCAACGCATAGGGCAGGTTGTTTTGAATGTAGATGATGGGGTAGGTGTGTTTTGGAATGCCTAAGACAAGCTCAACACCGCCCCCATTTTCATTTAGGCTTTTTGTGCCAATGCTGATATGATGGGCATTTTTGTAACGCCCTTTACGCACAGGACTTAGGGCGATGACATTGTTATAGCAGTCAATGGCAAATTTGCGGTAAATGTCATCAATCTTATCGGCGATGGGTTCAACCGTCATTTTTTTATGCCACTTAATCCCCATTTGTCCCCCTAAGCTGTATGAAATAACAGATACCTGCTGGGTCTTGGCTGATATTCATCACTTTCATCTGATTAATGCTGTCGTTCATCTGTGGCGTGTCTGTTAGCTCATTTTGCAAACAAATTAGCTTAGTATCTTGTTGCATGATGGTCTTATTATCAATCTCATGGGTGTAAAAGCCTGTAAAAACGCCTCTACCGCTGTAATTGATGGTAGATAGTACTGGGGGTATCATTAATCGCCCAATCGTCGTCAGACAAGCTTACACGCACCGCTGTGAAGTCTTTGACAGCATCCGCCAAATCAGTATCAAAGGCTTGGGCAATTTCAGTACTAATTTCAGCATTTAATCCCAT